AATATAAAGATAGAACTCCGCTTAAATATTATTCACATAAAAATCATAATGATAGAAAACGAATGCGCAATTATTTTAATAGACATTCTGGAACCAAAAAAAGAGGCGAAGCAATTAGTTTAGAAAAGAAAAAATCACAAGGCTATTATAATGCTAAAATATTGAGCCATGTATATTTATGGTAAAGACTCAAGAGTTTCTATTCTGGTTCTTAGAGCACTAATACGCGCTAACAAACCATTTTTACATATATCACTTACAAATAAATTATTACAAATTATTTTTCCGCCACTTATATGTAGAGAATATAACGGTTCTAATGTATTTATGCCTATTCTATTATTACTTGAATCAATACATATTAAATTATTTGGGTCAGGACTATAAGTATAATCTTGTGAAACGCTATTAATTGTGCTAATTATTTTATTATAGTCACTGTTTGACATAGTATTATTTATAAATATTAATATTTAAATAATGTTAAACTAACTAATTTTATTCTTTATGCTTAATTATTAGTTTTCAAGAGCACTAATTCTATTTTCTAGTGCACTAATATAGACTGCCAAGCTATTGCTACATATATCATTTACAATCAAACTTGAACAAAATATAGTTCCACCGCTTATATGTAAAGACGCTTGTGGGTTCAAAGTATTAATACCTATTCTATTATTTGAAGTATCAATACATATTAAATTATTTGGATCAGGACTATAAGTATAGTCTCTTGAAACACTATTAATTGTGCTAATTATTTTATTATAGTCGCTATTTGACATTTATAAGTTAATATTTAATAGTTATAAATATTTTATTGTTTCTAAAACAACTAATTTCAAAATAACTAATTTATAATTTATAATTTTAAAATAATTTCTAATTTCTAATTTATAATTTATAATTTTAAAATAATTTAGTAATTAATTATATAATTTAGCAATTAATTATTTTCTCATAATACTATATAAAAATGGTTAAAAAACATATGAAATCGGCTGACAATATGTATCACATTAACGGACATAAATATCAGGTATTAAATGGCTCGCGCGCTCAAGTTTGGCACGGTACAGCATACAAAACAAAAGGCAATCTTAAAAAGCCCGATTTATTAATGAATAAGCACGGTCACGTAGTATCACGAAAAGTATATAATCGCGCTAAACGTGAAAAACGTTTAGAAAAAGCGGGTTATTTTACCCAAAAAGGCAAATTTGGTTGGGTTAAACACGACAAGTCAAAGACAAAAAAACGACGAGGCAGAAAATAAATCAATAACTTATACAATAATACTAATAAAAAACTACTTAAAAAGTTAACATTAATAATATTATAGTTTGTTATAACTATCATTATTTATAATAAATTTCTTGTAACTTATAAGAAAGATTAATTAGTATAATAAATTTCTTGTAACTTATAAGAAAGATTAATTAGTATACAAAATTTATATAATAATTAATAAAATTGATAGTTAGACTATTTAGAGTAGTCAGACTATTCTTAAATTATAAACTTAATATGCTTATAGTGTTAAAAAAATCACTTACTTATTATAAAAATTTATGTGCTACAAATAAATTTTTATATCCAGTTAAAAATTTATATCAAAATAAAAAAAACAATTTATATAAGCACTATCCATACTATCCATATTATCCACTCTATCCACTCTATCCATACTATCCAAATAATCTATGCAACACTAGTAAGAGATTTAGTATATGGATTGCTTTTAAAGGCAGACAACAATGATTCGTCCATGCGTGACCTATTAAAGTTTTGATCATAGCTTTGCATTCCGTTTACTTCTCCAATAAAATTTGTTGACGGAGTAACACTTGGACCACCATTATTTACATGCCCTCTATTTTGTTCGAGTATAGAGTCGTTACGGTTTGTAGTAGAATTATTATAGTTATTAAACAAATTCATGTTGCCTTGATTCGTACGTGATTCATAACTTTTATTTACATTATTTTGTTGAGCGTATGCGTTATTATATGGTCTTAATCCCGTTCCACATGCATTACCAGAACCAATATATTCTATATTTGTGCTTGTTCTTTGATTATCATAATTTTGGTGTTGAGTTACTTTGTATGCATTACCATTATTATTTTGCCCCTGAACATTTAGATAATTCAAATCTATTTTAGCTGTTGTCATCTCTCTATTTGTTACTTTTGTTTTATCATTAATATTAAATAAATGACCGGTTGGTGTTAACCCATTAACGTTACCTGTTTGTCGTAAATTACCAATAGAATTTTCTTTTCGTGTTTCTCTAAAAATATCTAATATGGGTGCTACAGAAGCTTTTAGCATACCATACACTCCGCCAAAATCTGTTGTCTCTTTGTCTGTGCTTCTATTGTTATTGTAATTAACATAACTGTTAATGCCATAATCATTTGGTCCAGCACCATTTGTACCACTTGCACTTGCATTAATAATTGGCAACTCACTTAAATGTTGCCTTTTTGGGTCTTCAACGTCTTGCTTAATATATGAAGCACGGCCTGTTTCGCTATTAGAAGTGGCACCATAATATTCGCGGGTTGTACTAATTCTATTTTCCATTGGAATTACTTGTGTGCTTCTAATGGGTGGTGCTTGTTCGATGCCTGTCGTAGTAAACCACCTAGTTGGTCCCGATTCGTACGATTTGTCAGGTAAATGTTTTTCAACAACACCAATTTTGTTATTGGGACCTTGCATTTTAACTGGGTAAATTGCTGGTCCTTGATGGCCATCCAAATTATAAATCATTTTAGGATTAGTATCTACCCGTAAATCATCAACAGACTTAGGCATCCACGATTCTCGTGCCATCATACCTGAATTAAAACCATTACTTCCTTCAACGCCGCCACTATTAACACCTTTGCTATTTTGAGAACCATATCCTAAATTAAGTCCAGGTCCTACTCTTTGTGGTTCCCATAAAGTGACATTTGACATTTTCATAGACTCGTTCATGCGAGACTGAAAGAAATCACTATTATTTGGTGTTCCATTTGGTAGATTCACATTTTCAGATGGACTAAAAAGAGGTGCACTTTCTGCTTTAGCAAAATTTTGACTACCACTTCCTTGCTTTGAATCTAATATTGACTCTGTTAAATTAATATCGGCAATAGATCCACGAATTTTTGCTCCATAAAAAGGTTTCATATTATTATGTTTAAAATCATTACTATTACTTTGCTGACCAGACATCAAATTAATGTTTGTTGGTGGTTGTCTTAAAATATTTGTTGAGTTTGCAATAAAAAAATTATCAGTTTGTTGGTTTGGATTAGCATAACTATTTATGGATTCATTATTTCTACTTAATAAGACTCTAGTATTTTGATCATTATAATTAGTAAATGCTTCACCTAAAGGATTTTCTGTAAAAAATTCTTTTGCTAAAACATTAGAAATAGCATTTTTTTGTTTATATGTGTCTTTTTTTTCTTGTTCTGATAAAATATATATACTTCCTAATAATACTATTGGTATTGCTAAAGCTGCCATAGTATTTAATATAATATATTAAAAATATTATTATATATTTAATATATTTAATATAAATTCTCTAATATAAATTCTCTAATATAAATTCTCTAATTAGTTTTAGTTTGTTATTTGTCGTTGTATATCAAAATTATTATTTAATTGATAATAATCTTTTTGAATAATTCGAGAACTAATATTATTATGAAAAGGAATACATATATTTTCTTGTGGATTTAAGTGTAAATAATTAAAATTATTTGGAATAGCGTATTCACTATTAAAATTATTTATTTCTCTATATATCCACGAGGGATGAGTTGCTCGTGATTGAGCTGTTATTTCATCTTTATTTGTGCTGTAAGTATTTTGATTATATAATGAATTGGTGTTTAAATAATTTACATAGTTATTTTCTCTAATAGTGTCTCTATTTAATTTCCGATGCAAACAATGTAATTCACTTTCTAAATCAGTTTTGTTTTGTGATAAATTAGCTCCCCATTTTTGCATATTAATATGTGGGTCATTTAATAATAATGGTTTTGAACCATTGCCTGGAACATTTATGTTATAATTTCCTATATTTGTACTTTCTTCTAAATATTTTTGAATTCTACAAGGGTCATCATAAAATCTTGTAAATGCCATTTTTAATTATTATTATATTATATTATTATATTAAAATATTATTTATATTTAAGCCATACGTGGAAAGCCTACTAAATTAGCACCAATACCAAAACCAGCACCAGAACGTGCAGAAACACCCATAGATGGAATAAATGTATCTAATATAGAAAATGTTGCAGCCGCCATCAAACCAATAATTGCAATTTCATCAAATTTCAATTGCTTTTGAGGAATAACAAATGCCACAATAGCAACCATTAAACCTTCAACCAAATATTTTACAGCTCTTTTTACTAATTCACTCATTGTAAAATTCATTATGTTTATAATAATAAAGAAGAAAAAAATATAATAATTAAAAATTATTAGTAAATTAATTAAAGTTTAATTGATTTAATAAAACCAGTAAAAGTATTAAAAGTATTAAAAGTATTAAAAGTATTAAATAGTATTAAAAGTATTAAAAGTATTAAAAGTATTAAAAGTATTAGTGTTAATTTATATAAAATAAATACTTAAAAATTATTAAATAGTATAATTTATAAATGGCAACTAGAAAAACTTCTAAACTTAAAGAAAGTACAACTTCAGATATATCAAGAGAAAAAATGGTTGATTTACTTGATGAAGACCGAGCGATAAGTGGTCAAAAATATGTTTGTTTAAGCTTTATTTCACCCGAAAACCATATTAAGAAAAAAGAATTGTTTTATTTTGAAAAGTATTTAAAGACTTTTGAGTTTAGAAAAACTTTTGATAAATATACACAATTCTTAAATTTTTTAGCATATAAATACAGCTTGGATTTTAATGCTTTAACAAAAGACATGGAAGAGTTCGTTGAAGAAGAAAAAGATAATTTGTTTTTAACATCATTAGAAGATGAATATAAATCGTTTATAGATACAAAAGAAGAAGAATTACAAAAAGAATACAGTGTAGAACATAATTTTCAAACTAATACCCGCGGTATTAAAGTTCGCGGAGTATTTGGTTCTCAAGAAGAGGCGGAATTTAAATGTAAATCACTAAGAGAGTCGGATCCGAACCATGACGTCTATGTTGGTCAAGTTGGAATGTGGATGCCTTTTCATCCAGAAGCATATAAAACAGGCAAAGTAGAATATTTAGAAAAAGAATTGAATGAGCTAATGGCACAAAAAAAGAAAAATGATGAAATTTCAAAAGAACAATTTAAACAACGTGTAAAAGAAAGCAAACAAAAAGCAATTAGAGAAAATATTGCTAAAGCTGAAAAAGAGGGAAACAAGTTGATGCAAACAATTGACGAAGAAGGCAATTTAATTAATGCGGATAGGATGGATGTTCCTGGTAAAAATTTATTGTTTGGCGACGGATCAAGTGATGATACAACTACTGCAGACTTACGCAAAGAGCTATTTGAAGCTGAAGATGTGCTTGTTGGAAAACAAGCAAATAATGACCATGGTATTGGAGAGATTTTAAGACGAAAGAAAGAACGCGAGGAAAAACTGACTAGTCTTGAAGAAGATACTATTAATGAAGACGAACTATTAATTGTTGATTAATTGTTGATTAATTGTTGATTAATTGTTGATTAATTGTTGATTAATTGTTGATTAATTGTTGATTAATTGTTGATTAATTGTTGATTAATTGTTGATTAATTGTTGATTAATTGTTAATTAATAGTATGTTAAGTATGTTAGTTTCTTCTAATCTTTTTATTATAAGTAATATAATGTTTTTTGTTATGATATAATGAGTTTTTTGGTCTTCTATGTTTTGTAAATAATTTATATTTACCACCCACAACTTGTAACCGAGGTGTGTTTTCATTGGACAAACCATCTATATAAAGTTTAGTGACGGGATCTATTAAACCTCCAATTATGGGAATATCAAAAAATTTGTCCGGATTTTTGCCTTTCAAAGTTATTTTAAGCCTATAGTATAAGTTTTCTAATAATATGTTTTTTTCTTGTAATAATTCTTTAATAGTAGTATGTTTAATTTCACTAATACTAATTATTGTGTTTTTGTTTCTTAATACTTTATATAAAAACTGTATTAACTCTATAATCTTTTCACATGCATCATAAATTTTGATATAAAATTTTTCAAATTGTGTTACGGTAAAAAATTTAATGAGTGTGTTTTCACGTACAATCTTATTTTGGGATGCTATTCCACAATAAATTGTAGTCTTTATAAAGATTAATATTTTATTAATTTCTTTATATCTTTCTTGTATTGTTATTTCATTAATAAAATCAATGAACTTGTGTTTTGTTATTACTGTGTTTTTAATTAAATAAATTTTTGGTATTACATTTTCTACAAAATCTTTATAAGAAAGGTTTACAGTGAAAAAATCAGGACTAATGGGATCAGAACTAACTCTAGAACCAGTTCTAGACATAGAACCAGTTCTAGACATAGAACCGGGTATAAACATAGATAAAAGTCTAGACATAGATCCAACTCTAGACATATTTTATTATATATATATATAATAAAATATGATACAATTTTAATATTACTGAAAATGTTCACTAAATATAGTATTATTTTTCTCATAATATATTTCAACGGGAGCCAATGGTGACTCAATATAAAAAATTAGACGCAATAAAATTAATATTGATTTGTTTGCAACTAAAATTTTGCTAAATTGTAAATTGCTATATTTGTTTTTTTTAAATTGTCTAATCTTATAGGCCATTAAAATAGCATATTTTATATTTATGTAACCACAATTAACAGTATTGAAATATAAATTATAGTCTGTACCATTATTAAATAATTTTAACCATTGATCTATAAAATGGGTAAAATCGCTTGGAGTCTCAATTGACCCACTAATAGTTACATAAACAGTTGGAAAATTCGCATAATTATAAGTTGCCCACATATAATTATGTATTGTTTTTATTTTATATACTATTTTGCAAATTTAGATTACCATTTAGTTTTCCGCACATTAATTTTGGGACCTTTTTTCTTATCTCTTATGTTTGGATCATACATTTCTTCTTCATTATCTGAGTCTAAATTTTTACTAATTTCCCAAAACTCTTTTGACCCCAATTTGAATGTTTTATGGTGATCAGCTTTATACCAAAAAATTTGGTCATGCAACTTATTTGATTTAGCATTATTGTTAATTACTAAACATTCATAATTTTCAGTACATTGATCCATTACTTGGCAAAAACTCTCAAATGTAGGAAACATACCAGCATAATTCTCATATATACGCCGCCGATTTGCTATGTATGGCTCACGCAATATAAAAACGTAATCAATATTCGTGCGCAAATTGGGAGGAATACCCAAAGGATATTGCATTGTGATGACCAACATGATCTTCCAGTGACGCCCATTCATAAATAACAGACGCATCATTTTATCTTTAGTCCAACTACCATCATACAAACAATCATCCAAAATGACAAATGCGCGAGGGTCAATATTAGATTTTTTATACACCTCTACTTCTTTTTTAATTTGTTTTAATACTGTTTTTTGCCGCTTTAAAATATTTTCTATAATTGCTGTATTATATTCATCATGAATAAATAGTTTAGGAACATGTTCTGCATAAAAACCATTACCCGCCTCAGTACCACTAATAACTGTTCCTATTGGTATATCTTGGTGATAATAAAGTAAATCGCGCACTAAATAAGATTTTCCAGTATCACGTCGCCCAATTAATACTATTACAGGGCCTTTATTTTCATCTGGCCTAAAACTAATAGACTTTATTTCAAATTTTTTTAATTCTAATGTCATTACTTAATACTTATTTTATAAGTATATTTAATATAGTTATATTTAAACTAATAAGTATATTAATTCCAATAAATATACTTATTGTGTTATATATTAAAATAATTATTATAATTAATTAATTATATGGAAATTAATTATAGAAAAAATAATAACAAACAACTCTTTGAAATAATTAATAAACAAGAATTTTTGGATTTAGAGAGTATTCAAAATTATATACCATTATATGATCATTATTTTGATTTAAATAACACTAATTACAATTCAATAAATTTAAATAATAAATATAAACTTGAAAATGTTTTGGAAAAAGAAAGTTATAATAAATTTTTAGGAACAGTCATAGATAGTTGTAATAATAAATTATATAAAAAAATTTATGTTAAATTTAGTCCATTAATTGATCCAATTAAATACATGCTTGGAAAATATGATAATAGTTATAATATATTAAAATTACCCCAATATAATGAAACCAAATCTAACACACTAGAGAATAATGACGAAGACTGTAGCACAAAATATAAAAAGATTTTTGATCCAAATAATTCTGCATACATCGATGGATTTTTTTCGTTTTTATCTAGCTGTTTACTAAATTATCACAATTTTTATAACGGATTAGATTATTATGGTGGATTTTTAGGAGTAAAAAACAAATATAAATTAGATGTGTCAGAAGATATTGAATATTTAGCTGAATCTGATCATTTTCATAGCCATAGAAATTCTCTCTTCTTTTTAGAAGAAAATGAAAAAGTTAGATTTTTTTTTAATAATACAAAAAAAAATAAGAAAACACTATTATTAAACATAGCTAATCCTTTAACAGAAGAAGCGTTAGACATATGTATTATTGATAAAGATGAAATATTAGAACAAAATGTTAAATCTTTAGATTTAAAGAACACAAAGGAAAGCATTAACATTGACGAAAGAATTAACATTGACGAAAGAATTAACATTGACGAAAGAATTAACATTGACGAAAGTATTGAAGCTGTAGAAGATAAAGAAGATGTAGAAGATAAACTATTAAATGACTGCAATTTAACATATGAAAATCTCAATATTATTGAAAAACATTCACATAAATCAAGTAATATTAATACAAGTGTAAATGAAACAAATAATTCTGGTTTAACTTGCTCGTCAAGATCATCTAATACACGTTCAAGTAGTATAACTAATAGTAATAGCAACGAAACATTGTCTTCTAATAGTAATAGCAGTAATAGCGATACAAACACTACAAATAGTTCTGAGTGTGACGAAGTTGATTGCACTATTAAACAATTTCCAGTTAAAATGATTGTATTAGAATGCTGCCAAGATACATTAGATTCATATATTTTAAGTAAAAAAATAACCGATCCCGAATGGGAGTCAATTGTTTTACAAATTTTATTTACACTAATAACGTACCAAAAAGTATTTCATTTTACCCATAACGACCTTCATACTAACAATATTGTATATGTTTTTACAGAGAAAAAGTATTTATATTATAAATACAATAACATTCATTATAAAGTACCAACATTTGGTAAAATATACAAAATAATCGACTTTGGTAGAGCAATTTATAAATTCAAAAATAAATTTATATGTAGTGATAGTTATTCTGAAGACGGTGATGCAAGTACACAATATAATTGCGAGCCATATTTTAATGAAAATAAGCCTAGGATTGATCCCAATTATAGCTTTGACTTATGTAGATTGGGTTGTAGTTTGTTTGATTATTTTATTGAAGATTTAGAAAATGTAAAGAAGTTAAAATCTTCTATCAAAAAAATAATAATTGAATGGGTTTATGATGATAAAAATAAAAATATATTGTATAAAAATGACGGCACAGAGAGATATCCAGATTTCAAGTTATATAAAATGATAGCTCGCATAGTACATAAACACACTCCTCAAAATGTATTGAAAAATCAATTATTTGAAAAATATCAAATTGCCAAAAAAAATATAAATAATACTAGCGCACTTTTTAACATAGATAGTCTTGAACCAATGATATAGAGTATTATGTATAAATTTTAGCCTTATTTAGCCTTATCCATACATTTATTAATGTTATTATTTAGCCGAATTTTGGTGTTTTTCACTAATCGTTTAATATTATTAATTTTTTCTGTTAATTTTGTCTCATATTTTTCATATAATTTTTGTTTGCTGTGCAATTTGGATGCTGTTTCGTGTTTATAAAATAAAGTTAATAAACTTTTAATTTCTGCTAACTCAGAAAGCAATACTTCTAAATGAACTTGTTGATATAATATTAGTTCGCTATTATTATATACTTTAATTTCATTCTTAGAAAAATTCATAATCGTTTTATTACTATTCTTATTATTAATAGTGTTAATAATAAGAATTAAAATTATCAATTTTAAATATTATTTGCAACGCTTTAAATTCTTTTTTAAATATTAATTGCAACGCTTTAAATTCTTTTTTAAATATTATTTGCTACCTATTTCTATTAATAATAAATTTCGCACGTTTCATAATAGCTGAGTTTTGAGAACCAGATGTATAATCGCTTGGTAGCGAGGGTTTATAGTCAACTTTAGGATAACAACAATGTATTGGTGTTTGTTTTTCTTCTATAACTTCTTTTATTGTTAATATTCTGCTTTCACTATTACTACGATTTGTTACTGAGCTTGCTTTGCTTATATAAATTAAATTATAACTTCCAGCCTTCAAAATATTTTGGCTGCTATTAACCAATTCTTGTCCTCTAGAATTTATAAATTTGTTATTAGTTACATCATAACTAGCGTATTTAATAGTGCTATTTAACAAATCAAAAATGTTGATAGCACTAATATCTAGTACTGACCTACTATAAAAATCTGCAAATTCACGTATACTAATAGATGTATTAGTCAAATAACTATTGGATAATGCCACTCGCGGATCAATTATTACTATAAAATTTGTAAGTTCGGCTTTAAATTTCTCAATATTTATATTTTCTTCTATTGTAAGTTTATGTGTGGGATTTAGTCTGCTTAATTTTTCATAAACACTTCTATTATTAAAATAATAAAATTTCGGACCATCGTCAGACTTATTAATAATTAATTTACGAATAATAGTATTAATATTATTTGCATTATCTTTTACAGTATATAAAATATCAATAAACAATGATATATTTGCTCCAAAGTCCAAATTCGTTGACGGCAGGTCAACAGAAACTAAAGCATTTTGTTTATTATTAGATGAAAGGACGTTTGTTACGTCTGTATAATAACTATAATAAGTATTATTAATAGTTAAATCGTAACTTTGATTTAAATCAATATAACTTACATCACGTATTAAGTTTGTTATTACACTATTAATAGAGCTATCAATCAAGTCATTTTGATTAAAACTAAAATCATTATTTTTAAATGTTAATGTTGGAGGAGTTAAATCTGGTATAATAATATCTAAATCAATAGTTGAAATGTCAATATAGCTAAAAAAGTAAGACTTATATTGTATATTAAGCTTAATATTAATGTTATTCGATAAATTACTATATATTAATATTTTCGAACCAGTGAGTTCAAAATCATTATTAATATACCTAATATTGTTTGAAGCTACTTCAAATGCATTATAGTTATATATTAACGGAGCTAAGTGATTTAAAAGTGACGTAATTTTTTCAATAAATTGGGTAAAATTGGTTACGCTAGCTAATTGCAAATCTATATTACTATTATTATTAATTGATACTTGTAATCCTCCATTGCTGTTTTTACTACTTACTTCATTAAAATAGTCAGTTAGTGATTTCAAGTTATATTTAAAATTAGTCAAAAAGATGGTTGGATTTAAATTAGTTATATCAAACATGTTGGTAAAATTAGGATAATTAATTACACTAATAATATAATTGGTATTAAAAGTCGGGTTCCACCTGTAAATACTTATTTGACTTATATTATATAACATAAAAAAACTGGACAAAGTATATTCTATATTATTTATATCATTATAACTAGTAAAAATAGTTGAATCCGACAATAACAAACTATCTTGCCACTTGCTTAGTTCACTTAAAATAATAGTATCAACATTTTCTACAAGTTTATTAATGTCTTCCACTAATTGAGCTAATACAACTGTGTTAAATGTATAAGTACTATAAATTGGATTTATGACAATTACAATTTGTATATATAATTCAAAATTCGCAATTAAATCATTGTAAATAGTTATATAGCCTATTATGCTATTTATTAGCTCTCTATATAAAATAGTTATACCTGAAGTGTTTAACGTACTATTAAAAGAAGTATTTGTAAAATTATAATCTCTATAAAAATCTGAATATATTTGTATATTATCAGTCATATTATAAGGAATAATTTTTGGAGTATATCTTTTACTGTATGGTTTATTTAAAATAGTAAACAAGTAGACAAATTTAAAATGTAAGCAAAATACTTTTATTTGCATGCTATTTAATATTGTTATATTAACTTTATCATAAACAATATTATAAGATGTCTCAATATTTATTAAAGAAAATTTGTTATTATTATAACTTAAATCAACTAGTTTATAAATCAAATTATTTGGATTAATATTATTTGTAGTAAAATCTCTTGATGCCGATTGAAAACGATTAGCAACTAGATTAATATCAAAATAGTCATTTAAGTCAAGCAAGTAACTGTTGCTATGTAAACCATTTAGTATTGTCTTTAAGCTAGAATTATAATTCCCATAGATTGAACTACTAATAGCATTAATACTTATATTAGTAATAATTTCATTATTAGTTATGATATATGAGTCAGTATTATAGTTGTACTCTGTGCTATAAACATTATTTATTCTTCTATATATTGGAATATTATTAAGATATATTGGTAAAATGTAGAGAGAAGCCAACATATTAAAATTAATGCTTACATCCACTTCATCATATATTTTATATGATAATGCTATACTATAGTTTGTATCATATACTAAACTTTCTAATGTGTCAACTGTTAATCCAGAATTGTTAAAACTATTGTAAAAAACATTAGAACATACATCTAATAAATAATAGTCATTGTTAGAATTTTCTTTCAATGTTTTTGCCAATGTTAGATTGGAATCGTTAACTTGATAATTTACAATAGTATGCTCATTATATTTGTGAAAAATAAAGTTATTGCTTTCATCTAAATACATATTATTATATATATTTTGCTTTGTTAAACCACAAATAGAGCTAGTTGAACTGGCGTCTATTATATTTAAGAAAATCATATTTTGAATAGTAGTCTCTCTATTGGTAAAAGTTTCATTTTCAGTTTCATTCACATTTTGATAAATTTTATTAAAAACGCTTGACCCATCATAAAATCCACTTACATCATTAGAATATAGCATATTATTTGCAATAACAAGCGAACCATTATAAAAAAATAGCCTGTCCATGCTAATAGTAGTTAATGAATTTGGAAAAGATGTAAAGCGTGAACTATATAATAGAACTTCAAAATTTTGAAAGTGTAAATTAGCATAGTCTACATCTAATGCAAACATAGCATAATTATCAATAATGTTTGTTGCTTTTATTCGCGGTGCTAACAAATAAGAAGTGTTTACAGAACTATAATTATAAATATTTGAAGAGCCCAAATTTAATAGCGCACTTGGTCTAGCAAATAAAAATTCACTAATACTATAACTAAAATCTTTTACCAATACTTTTGATGGTATAACATTGTTCCTTTTAAAAAAATTAATATAATTAAAAATTTCATTATTTAGTAGA